TGTCTGAACCACCGATATCGTTAGACACTGTTAATGATGTTGATGAGTTTACAAGCGCATCAATAATCATTTGATCTTGTCTACGACCGATAGCGTTAGATACTAATTGTACTAATTCTTGTCTTTCGTCAAAGTTTACTTTTTGTTGCATAAAGATGTCAGAATATTCTGCTGCATTCCAGTCTGCTAAAGTAGCAGTTACTTGACTCCAACCAGCATTCAATGGTGATACATCTGTTTGTGGGATTCTTAAAGTAGCAACACCTCTGCCGACTTTAGGAAATTTTACTACTGAGCCTTCAACACCGCGTCTTTGGCGAACTGCACCAACTAGCTTTGCCTTACCTTGGTAAGCCTGTTTAACTTCGGCATCAAAGAGCGTTACAAAAGCATTAGATAATCCAATAGCCATGTTAATTCTCCTAGAATTGATAAAAATAAAGTTTATCGCTTTGGTTAGCCAGACAAAACCTGGGCCAGTGCTTGCTATTTACGATAGCCAAACGACAAGACGACTTGTGTGAAGGGTTGCGAATGCAATTAGCCTTGCAAAGTTTTTAGCATATTTTGCAAAATTATGCAAGTATTTTGCGTAAAAGACAAAAAAAGACCCACCGAAGTGGGTCAAAACAACTACGGAGGAGTACTATGAACCAAAGTTAGATTGGAACATTCTTTCTACTTTAGCACGATAAACTGGATCTGTTTGATATTTAGGATCGCCTACCATTGCATAAAGTTCTTCTTTTGATGGAGCGCCAGATATTGGAGCGCTATCTGTAGGCACACGACCTTCATATGATGATCTAAGTTTTTCTAAAGCAGCTAAACCTTTTGCTGTGCCACCCATAACTTTAAACTCATCAAAATCGTCTTTGCCCCAAATACCTTTATTAACTAAACCATTAGCCCATTTCACCATGCCATTAATACGTGCATCTGCGTTAGGACCTAATGATTTCTTTTCTTGATCTAAGTTAATTGAAAAAGATTGTTGCTGATTAACGCCCATTTCTACAACTTTGCCAACTAAATCATCTAATGCAGCTTGGCTTACGCCATATTCTTTTGCCCAAGATAGTACGTGATTACGTACGGGATCTTCTGCTGGAATATCTTTAAATGATGCTACATCATAATTACCATCTACTGGAGCTTTATGTTTACCTTGTGAGATTTGTTTGCGTAAGTCTGACCATGATTTAGCCATAGCCTGTAAATCTGGCTCTGCTTCATCTTTCTTCCAGAAATTCTCTGGCCACCAATCAGGTCTTTCTAATGGATCATCATCATCATCTTCATCTGTTGCTTCAAGATGATTGATTTGCACTGCGTTAGGATTTACTTCTGTTGCTTCTTTTTCGACTGATACGTTGTCGAGTAGGCCAGTTTCTTGAGATACTTCCTCAGATCCACTAGGCTCGATGCTTTCGTCTATCATTACATTTTCCTTGCTCTAATTAGCTTTGCTTCTAAATCTCTTACTATGCTATTCTGACCTTCTCGGTAGTAAGCATAACTAGAATCGCTACCAGGCAAAGCAACTGGTTGCTCTAAAACAGTTTGACGAAGCCATGCCATAAGCTTAGCTCCATCCTCGCTTCCTAATACTTTTAATGCTAACCTATCTAAATCTTCTCTTGCTTGACTGACATCTCTAACATCTAATGGCAGCGCTTCTAAGTCATCCCATCCAGCCATTATTCATCATCCTCAGGTTCTTTAAATGGAGACTTGCCTAATTTCATTCTTATAATTGCATGTTCGTATGCTTTTTTTACAATCTTATCTGTAGGTTTTTTTTTGCTTAATAACCGTGTAGTTTCTTGCTCAGACAATGTTGGAACAATCAATGGTATTTCAGTTTCTTTACCATCAATATTTACACCAATACTTAATTCAGTAACAGTATTCCCTTCAACATCTTTTAATGGGCCTTTCCATCCAGTGTATTTTTTACCAGCACCACCATGACGCATTCCATAATCTTCAGCCATTACATCACTCCTTGACTAGCTGCTTCAACCATACCAGGAATTGCCTCTGGATTTTGTTGAGCAACTTGTTGTGCCATCTCAGCAGTTTGTTGTTGTAGCATCATACGTTCTTCTTTCGTATTACGTATCTTTTGTGGGATACCTAACTTCTCAGCAATAAAGTCCATCATCTCATCTGTTTTAATAGTCATAGCAGCTTGAGGTCCAGCTTGTTGTACGATCTGTGCATATTGCAATACATTCTGCACATCTTCCATGCTTTGAGCCATAGCTAATGGTGCTACTGCTGACACTTTAATTTCAAGTCCATTAACTTTAAGAGGCAAATCAATAAGACCACGTTGATCCATGACTCTTAAAATCTTAGTAACTAATGGTATCATCGTTTCATTTATCAGTCTACCAAAAGCAGAGCCTAAGTTTTGTGATAATTCCTTCATACGCTCTACAACTTCTGTAGCAGAACGAGCTGACATATTATCTGGTGGTAAGGATTCATCAAGTAAGATACGCTTAATGCTTAGACGTAAGTCATTCATAATAATTTGAGATACATTAAAATCACCAGCACGTGGCAATGGCTTTAATGATTCGCCTTGTGGGCCACCATTACGAGCAACAGGAATGATTGCACCAGGAATAATCTTAACTGTATTAGGATTTAATACGCCATCATCAGCAGCTGTATAAACACCAGCAATAGCTAATGAAGCATTCTTGAGCAATAACTCTAATGTCTTATTAAGTGTTTTAATATCTGGCAATGCAGTGATTAATGGACCGCGACCATAGATCTCACCAGCTACTTTTGCATAGCGTGATACAATCCATGGACTTTCTTCCATACGTCTATATACTAATTCAGTCTTAGATTCTTTATGAATAACGTGATAACAGAAATCACCACGCTTTTGATCTAATACTGTAGCTTCAATAAACTCTAAATCTTCTGTTGGCTTTTGGTCAATCTTCTTTTGCAAGTCATCTGGAATAACTGCATCAGGCCATTGACGCATAATAGACTCACCTTTAAGACGCATACGTCTATATACATTGTCTACTTGACCATTAGCACCTTCTTCAAATGATACTAAGAATTGTGGCACAGGAATGAAGTTAAGTGGATTAATATCATCACCTGGTTGTACCATCATTACAGCAGTACCTACAGATAGATCAAGTAAAAACTCGCCAATAGCAATATCAAAGTTTGATTGCTTGAGTGATGCAAACAATTTATCTGAGTAAATATCTAATGCTGCTTGCGCTTCTTCTTTGCGATCTTCAGGAATATCTGGTCCTGGTTCAAGTCTGCACCACTTACGTTGTGGTGGGAATATTCCAGATTGCATACGATTAGCAAATCGTTGTGTAGAATTAATTGCTGTAGAATCAAATACACGATTCATTTTCTTTTGACCGCCTACTTTACCTTCGTAGTATCCGTCATAAAGATTACGTTGTGGTAACGCAAATTCGTAGCATTCCTCGTATAGACTTCTAAAGTCCTCTTTTTTTGTTAGCGCTTTATCATGTCTTTTTAAAACATCATCTGCGGATAATCTCATCATTTCTGCCATATTAATCCCTATGATTTCTTATTTTTATTTGCAAAGTTTCTTGCTGCTTCTTTACTGCCAAATCCCCAAGCTTTTAATGCTAATTTTAATCTTGTTGGTCTACCTTTTTCATCGACTAACGGACCATCCATTCCACCAAAGCGAGCAGCAAAAGACACACGCCTACTATTAGTACCGCTCTTGAGTGGGGCTTGTAGATTACCACCTTCTTTTCTTTCAAAGTATTTTCTTCCAGCTTCATTTAAACCACCTTTAGGATTCTGATATTTCTTTAATGGCATTATTCATACCACTCTAAAAATAATTCAGCCATGTGGGAAGTGCCATTTACATTAGTTAATCTAAATAAATATGTTGTTAATGGATTTAATACCATTTCTAAAGCACTAGCTCCAGCACCACCAGATTTTTTACCAGATCCGCCAGCAATAATTTCTGCATCAATTTCAGTTCCAGTTACTGTTACAGTTGGATTAATTAATATTGCTGATTGACTTGTTGTAGCACTTGTTCTATTTCTTTTAATTGCTGTAAACGACGTGCCACCAGTTACAGTTGCTCCTTCATAAACATAAAGTTCAGCATCACCACTGCAACTTGCATCAACTGCTATGTGTGCATATACGCCACTAGCCCATGCAATTGCTATATTGCAACTTGCTCCAGCTGCTAGTTTTGTTGCGTTTGGATATATTCTGTATGCTTTAAAAGCCTTACCTTCATGTAAACGTAAGTGATTAATGTCTACAATAGGAAATGGTCTATCAGAACTAGCAATATAACTATTGCCATCCTTATCTACATAAGCTGGATTAACATGACGTGATTTAGTCGTGTCTGACTCACGCAATATATTAATTGCCATTATTTCTTCTTAGGTTTCATTGCTGTTTTAGCAGCTTTAATAAATGCAGCATCTGTAGGCGCGCCAGGAGATCCAGGTTTGCGCATCTTTTCTTTAGAGCCAGATTCAATACGTTCACGTTTTTTGTGAATGTTGGCATAAAGTCCAGCTTTCATATTAATATCCTTTTTTAGTTTTGCCAGCTTCGCTCATAGCAATTGCTACTGCTTGCTTTTGTGATTTAACAACTGGGCCACCTTTACCAGAATGAAGTGTGCCAGACTTATACTCACGCATAACTTTTTTAACCTTAGCTTGCATCTTGTCTTTTTTCATTTTAGTTTTTTCCTTAACCCTAACATTGTTTCATCTGCTAAACCACCAGAACCTGATACGCCCAATGCTGGCAATGATCCTACTGGAGAAGATGCTGCTGCACCGCCAGCTTCACCACCAATTAAACCACCAGTAACACGAGACAATCTTTGTGTTGCTACATCAGAACGCGCTTTTTCTCTTTGGACTTTTTCAGATTGTCCTTTAAGTTGTTGTCTAGCTCGCTCAAGGTATGTAGAACTACTACTTTGTAAATCAGATGAATATCTTGCATTCCACCATGATTCTGGTTTTAAAATAGCTCTTTGAGCAACATTTTTATCAACACCATATTCAGACATAAAGCTTTTATAGATAGCTTTACCTTTACTGGAACTTTTACTTGGAACAACTAATCCTTGTGCTACAGCTTCTACATAAGAAAGATTGCGTTCTGCCATACTATGCTCCTAATTTTTCTTCGTCCATTGGTAATCCAGTTTCTGGAGTTAATCTTTCTTCTGCTAATAAAAGACGTGAACCGCCACGCGTTGCTCTTGCTTTACGTTTAGCTGACAGTTCTTCTGATAAATCACGTTTTTCTTGCTCAGCTTGCGCTCTTAATCTTTCAGTTTCTTTGCGTTGCTGCTCAATTTGAGCTTGCATTGCTGAAGTATCTGGTTTACCACCACCAAACATTCCACCCATTACGTTCTCCTTAAAATATTATAATCTTCTTTATCCGCACTGTATTGTTTTAAAACGCCTTCAGATTGGAATCCAAGAGCTTTTGCCCACCTAATAGCACGAGCATCAGAGGTTTTAACAGTTATTTGTACTCTGTGCAAGCGAAATAATATCTCAACGATATCAATAAATGCAATTCCAGCTTTAGTCATAGCAATTGGATATCTACGAGATTCCTCTGATAGCAAAGACCATGCCTCTCCTACGCCATTCCATATTATAACGCATCCAAAAACAGCTACAGGCTTGTTATGTACAAAGGCAGTAATTGCTGGACCCATTGAAGATTGGTATTGAATATGCGTTTCAAATGACTCTCTGCTTAAAGATGCTTTGGTATACATCTCCGTACCATTTAATTCACTTAAATGTTGCATAAAAAATGGTAAATAATACACACCACGTACATTTGGCATGTATGGTAATATTTGTTGTATTTCAGTCAAAAACATTAAAGTCAGATCCAGCTACAGTTTGAGCGACAACAGTTGATGCAGACAATGGACTCTTAGTTAATCGTTTATGTTCGCCACCACCAAGTAGTAAGTAACCAAAAGCATCACCTACGTGAGAGTGTTCGTTTTTGTTAGGTGCATCTTTAAATCGTTCTTGTCCAGCACCAACAGCTACACGTTTGAAATGGTATCCACCCGCTAATGACTTACGAATCATTTTGCATTTAGTTGAAATTATAAGCCCAGGTTTACCAGCAATAAGTCTTTGCATAGGTGCGGCTGCTGCTTCTCGTCTTACTTTAAAGTCATTAGATGGTGTAGGTTGTGCGCGTAAGCCTAAAGTTCTAAGATAATCAAATGCAGTCACTTCGTAAATAGCATCTCGTTGCATACCCGCTGGGTCACCCCACATCATAATCTGTGCTTTAGGATAGCGAGCATTGAGTTCTGCTAATAACTGCTGACCAAATCTTTCTAATCCCATATCAAATGTAACTATCTCATCTAAAATAATCCATCTGCCATTAGGTAATCGTTGTCCTACCACTGCGGCTGGTGTCAAACCAAAGTCAAGACCCACTTGTAATGCATGTTCAGGATCATAATCGACCTCACCGCTCATAGAACTATCGTCATACTCTGGCCATACGGGTCTACCTTCTTGAACATAGGTGTACTTACCTTCGGCATAACACTTAATCCAGTCTAAGTTCTTACCGCCTAACATCTGCATGTAATAACCCGCTGGTAAGTTACTTACGTTCTCAGCTTTAGGATTAATCTTCCACCAACGACCACCCGAAAATATATGATCGTTAGCTTCTGGGTTCTCTGGTAAGTTTCCTGGGTCTACTTCTGTGACACCACCAGGTTGTTTAAAGAAATCCCAAGCATACTTGCCAGTTAGTTTTGTTTTCTCTGCTAGTTTAAACCACCAGTGGTCATCATCCATTGGATTAGTATCCATCCACACACCATGCCAGGTAGGTCCACCATCACGTTGTGTCGGATATCTACCCACACGATGAGTAAGTCCGTCAATAACTGCTTTAGGAAGTTCACGAGCTTCATTTACCCACGCTCCTGTTAGTTCAAGTGATAGTAGTTTTCGTACGTCTTTAGGTTGATCCAATGCTAAAAAAATTACTTCACAATCAATCCCCGCAGCATCACCCCTTGATGGGAGTCTGATGTGATGAGTAATAGGAGGAGTATATAGCATCGGACCAAAAGTGTTTTCTGGGAATAAATCTTGCCATGTTTTAATCGTTGTGGTTTTTAATTCAGGATATGAGTTACGTACAATGACAAATCTTGTATAACGAATACCATCAATAGGTGATGGCTTTTGTCTAACTGCTCGCATCATAATCTCTGCGGCACATGCATAGGATTTACCAGAACCTACAGGTCCCATCAGTCCACGCACGAATGCATCTGACTGTAAAAAGTTCCATGTTGTTGGAGCGGTACTAAAGTCTAAGTCAATCCCAGGGCCATGAAGCGCCTTCTGAGATACTTCTTTTTTGTTAGCCATCTATATCTTTAATTTCTAAAGCTAACAATTGATTAAGCACATTGATCTGTGCTTGTAATGCATCAATAATCTGCAATGACTCCGTTTGGTAAATGTTATTCAATGCATAAGCATCTCGTAACTTTTGTATACGATCTTCTAAATTATTTGGTGCGCTCATTAAATTCCTCCTCAAGTTTTAAACGATTGCCAACTAACATAATATAACCAGCTATGTCTAACCAGTTATCAGTATGATATGGATCTCCATAAAGAATACGACTAATCTTATGTACCACCATATCTAATGATTCTTGCATATCTGAATCTAATCTATACCAATTTCCGTTTCCATCACGCATGGCTTCTTTGGTTGTTTGAATGAAAACACATTTAGATAAGTAATCCCCATGTGTTGCTTGACGCTCATTCAGTATCTTTGTTATCTGGTCCTGTTGTTTCGCCATTATCTATGATCTCTGGTGCGCGTATGTTAATACCTAATACGCTTGGTTTATCGGATTCTTCTGGATTATCTAGTAAGCCAGATGCTTTTGCCAATAGCCTTAATACGCCAACTTTATCCCACAACTCAATGTCCAAAGTCGTATAACTATTGCCTTCCTTATCAACTTTAGTATTCGACTTAATGGACTTAATGGCCTGTAAAGCATGGGGCGGTATATCCTTACTCGGTTTAACTTTAATATTACCTTGCTCATCCCATTCCATAATGTCAGTAAGATTTGTATTCGCCAAACATAAAAGAGAATAGCTAACAGCTTCACGATTCTGTTGTAGCGTAGTCGAACGCTCAAGTTTCTTTTGCAAGCTACGGACACCACCATAGCCAGCAAGAGAAGGGATTGGATTTTTCTTTTTGACTTCATCCATTAGAACGGAATATCGTCAATCATATCGTGGATCGGTGCTGATGCTGCATTAGCTGGAGCAGCCTTTGGTGCTTTTGGTTTACCTAAAGATACAGAAATATATTCAATACCAGAGTGACCACTAAGTTTCTTAGAAACATTTAGGTAAAATAAATTACCATCATGGTCTGCAAATTCACCAGTGAAGTCTGCATGCCAATCTTCTTTCTTATTTTCGTTAATAAACGCTACACCTGTTCCTGGTTTGCGTGGTTTTTGTTCTGCCATTATATTCTCCTTTATTTAATTGGCGTGGGTTTTACTTTTTTCGTCATACATTCTTCGCATATCCATCTGCGATTCTTGCCATGTGCTGCAATCTTCCATTTGCCATTGACACTAAATTTGTATTGGTAGCATGTTGAACAGAATCTATCACCAAGTGGACTAGGTTCTGCGTGTACATACTTATCCTTTAGTTCCATATTCGCTAATAGTCACTACTGCTGATCCTCCTGGTTTAGGTGTACTACGTGCAATTGATAACATATCTATCTGTGAATCGTCATCATACACACCCGCTGACATCAATGCATCTAAAATAGCCTTCAAGCAATTATCGAGATCAAATATACGCCTACTTCTAGGATGAATATAAATATTAACAGAAAGGCGAGCATCGCCAAAAGATCCCACTTTGTCTCTAAAGCAGATGGCTTGGACTGCTGTCTTGAATAATACGCCTTCTTTCGATATGAATCTTCTTTTGCCATTTGCTCTCCAATATGTATTCACTGAGGGTGGATAAGGCAACTCTAATATCATTAAATTATTTTATTCAGTCTTGAATTAATATCGCCACCTTTAGAAAGGTAAGCTTTAATTGCATCATTGATAATACTTGCTTTAGGTTTTTCTTGTTCTTTAGCTGCTTTATCTAATAGCTCAACACTAGAGGGTGTCAATCTTACTAGGAATGGTTTTAATTCGGTACTCATTCTATCTCCTTATACTTGGTTAATTGCTTGACTACTTTCTTCTTAATATCTTTTTGGCCTGTTTTTTTCTTAGGTCTTAAAAATTCAGGCAAAATACAATCAATCGCTTTATAGGCTTTTAGATTAGGTGGATCTTCTCGCCAGCCTGGTGACTTTAATTCCACTTGACCTTTATCATTTTTGTATTTAACTTTATATTCATACTTACCGAAAGCTTTAGCCATGGATTGCATCCACTCTTTAGCTTCCATCTTTAAATACTTTCTCTACATTACCAGTAGAAGGATGGAGTTCGTATTCATATTCTTTAATTGTCTCAACAGAAGATGGTTTCTTCTTACCAAAAATCTTATCAAAGTTGGCTTCAAAGATTTCTCTATCAGTAAATGGTCTGGGTGTTGATCCTTTGCTCATATGCTCAATATATATCTTATAGATATACAAGTCAATAGTATGTTTGCTTGACTTAAAAATATTTATCGCTTATATTACTCATACGGGGCCATTACCCAGCCCTCCTAAATGTAGTAGCTGACAGATAGGGATAAACGTGTTTAATCGGTGGATTCTCCTTAACGGTTGCTCTCGGATGAGATCAAGTAACAGTATCGGGGATCAGACCACTGGGGATGTAGCGTAGTGCATTACATCTAAACTAGATAAACGAGAAGCTACAATCCATCTGGATTAGTAAGATAATTTAAACAATACTGTTTATTATCGGGTTAGGTCTATTATTCGCACGAACTCTATCACATGATCTTCTATATTACCTATAAGCTACTAGATACCCTGGTGTTTGCTTTGTACTTAATCTATATATTTGTAAAGGCAGTCAGTAGGTAAGGTTTGCTTTTGTCAAGACATACCATCTACCAGACACCCTTTGATATCATATCGTATCAATAATGAGATCAATTGTTCTCTTTTCTACTACAAAAGTTATACTCCAGTAAAACAAATGTGTAATATGCTACACAGTTTATTAAAGTTTCATGCACTTTTAGAGACTATGTATATGATTGTGTTAAGTAATCTCAAAAAAGTAGGAAAAATTTGTGTGGGATACCCTCCCTATAGGTGGGCTATAGGGGGGGCAACATGTGCCTTCACGAATTATGAAAGTCATCTCAAATAATAGGGCATCTTATGAAATCATTGATGTATAGGGCATGTCATCGAAGCCCTGTGAATTATTAAGGATGCCAAAGGAACGTATAGCCGTCTTGATGTATGCTCTATGAACCTAGAGCCATGCGGGTTTTGACTTCAGATGGTGTTAAGCCCTGTGAAAGCAAGCGTTCAGCAAGGATCAGGTCAGCTTCTTTTGAGATACTCATAAACAAGCTAGTTAAGTCATCATCTTCCTGAATTGCTGATTGATTAACCTTCAATGGTTGCACGCTATCCTCTAACTGATTGATAACTTTATTAGTCTTTAATATCTCACTGATATCAGCATTAGTGAATTGATGCTCTTTTAAATCATCATCTTTAATCTTTTCGTCGTAGATAATCCGCCTAGTATTGCCTTTCAACATAGGAAAATAGTTTGACTTTGTTTCAATAATGCCTTGTGCTTCTAACTTGTTTAGATGTTTGAGGATGTTTTGAGGGCTGCACTTTAAATCTTTTGCAATAGTCTTTAGACTAACAAAACTATAGCCGCCTCGATTGCAATAACTAGCAAGGATTGCCAATACTCTTAAATTCTCCCCTGATACTTTTCTATTTAAAAAGGCCTTCAAAGGAACCACACAGAAGCGCCTTTGATCCTCATTTTTAACTGTCTTTAGCTTTATTTGCTCAGGGATATGATAAGTTTTATTTATTGAATTGCTGTCATTCATATAAACATTGTATCAAAAATAAGTGTTTTAACCTATTGACATCTTTTAAAAATAGGCGCAATGTTCACACATCGCAGCAACACAAGCGATATTTTAATAAACTATAAAAGGTAAATAAAATGATCACTAAAAAAGAAGCCATTACAATTTCAAACTTAATAGCCGATATGAACAGCGCACGCCGTATTAGCGATGATTTCAGAACTGACAAAGAAACTAACAATATCATGAACAAAGACTCATCAACGCAGCAGCGTTTAGAATGGGAATATTGGGTAAGGTCTTTAGAATTAGAATTGCAGCTGCTAAAAGAATTTGGTATTAGCGAGCATTCCTCAGAAAAAGCGGCTGAAAAGATAACTGAACTTGAACAGTATATTCAATCTGGTAAAACTCATCTAAGATATCAGGAAGCTGCTTAATGCGATCTTATAAGGCGTTAGCAATAGCGCCTTATGCGGTCAGCATTGACCATTTTTATAAACTTTGAAAGGTACATAAAATGAAAACGAAATATTCAAGCAATAAAGAATTGACCCATATTTGGGCAAATGATCCAGATTCTAGCGTATATAAAAGCGCTAATTCTATGTCATGCCATTGGGGCAAGTTATATTCTTATAACACTGTCATTGCTCAAATAGTAACTGAACCCGCTGGGCGTGATACTGTCATTATCAATACAGGCAGCTTTAGCAATACCACAGCAAAACAGCAGCGTTTATCTAGAGACGCCTCGCGTCATTATGATGTCATTTATGTGGATATTCCAAAATGGGGGCTTGATAGCCTTGTTTATGGCCAAAATGATTTTGATCAGCTTATTAAAGAAGCGGGAGAAAAAGAAGCTGCTGCATTATTAGTAAAAGCCTCCCGCTCTCGCATTCATGCCACGCGTTATTATGGCTATGCTTTAGACATATTAGAAAATTTAGTAAAATACGCAGCATTCTTTAAACTAGATTACACTTCCCCAGATCTTACGGCTATTCAAGCGCAAGCTGTAGAAGCTGCAAAACTTCAAAAGATTAAAGATAATGAAGCCAAAGCATTAAGAATCATAGAGCAAGCGGAAGCGCTCGAAAAATGGCGCGCGGGTCATGATGTACGTAATAACTTTGAACTCACAGCGTTACGCATTAAAGATGATGAGATTCAAACAACACGCGGCGCTCGCATTCCCCTTGATCATGCTATTAAGTTTTGGGGCTTAATTAAGTCATGGCATGAAAAAGGCATTCAGTACGTAAAAGATCATCATTCAATCCATTTAGGCAATTATTCAGTTAATAGATTTGAAAATGGCATTTTAACTGTTGGCTGTCATTCCATACCATATAGCGAGATCGAATCAATCGCGCATCAATTACGTTTAAATTAAGGGGCTAATTATGACTAACTTATTAAAGAACTGTTGTTATTTAGTATTAGGCTTTATAAGTGCTTATTGTTGGCTCTTACTATTACTAGGATTATAAAATTATCTCTAAGGGCGTTTAAATAGCGCCCTTAGGGGCTAATTTTGGCCAAAACCATGAAAGGTATATAAAATGTTATCACTTAAAATTAATGCTTATCGATATCAAGATTTAGATAATGATGCAAAAAAAGAAGTTATCTATTGGCTTGATTATAACCCTCAGGAATATGAAAAAGAAGACGGAACCTTTGGCTATTCCTATTATGGGGATTTAGGCAAGGATGACGAACATATAATTATTGAAATGTGTGATATGAATAATTATTTATTCGATAAAAACGGAAATCCTATACATCAATTAACACTCTAATAATTAAACCATGAAAGGTAATTAACATGTATACATCACAAAGGCAGCAAATAGAACTATTAACGCAAGCCCTAGCGCTTGCAATCACAGCGCCAACAAATGAAAAGGCCAATGAGTGTGTGGAAATGGCTTATTCATTCATGCGAGGCCTTCCCGCTCAAACTGTAGAACGATGCAAATCTGAGGCTTCAAGATTGGCGGGTTTAATATGAAAATTCAATATGAAGTGCAAGAGTTTTGCTTACGCGATGGCTGGATTAATAATTGGTCTTATGAAGATGAAAAAGGGAATGAGATCAAAACCACATTTTCAACGCGAGAAGATGCGCAAGCTGAACTTGATTACTTTTTCGAGCAATACCAATTCGAGTTTGAAAGCGGGAACATTCAAGACCCGCCAACGCGTGAAGATTTCCGCATTGCTGAGGTCTCATTATGAAATTTATAGCTTATTATCGAGTAAGCACTGATAAGCAAGGCCAAAGCGGGCTAGGTTTAGAAGCTCAAAGAACTATATGTTACGCCTACGCGCGCAGCATAAACGCGGAAATCATCTCAGAATATACCGACATCGAGAGCGGCTCTCATAATGATAGGCCTGAGCTGCTCAAGGCGTTGGCATTATTGGAAATTGAGAATGGTTCTCGTTTACTTGTAGCGAAGCAATGTAGGCTGACGCGATCGGTAGCATTGATGAGTAGCCTATTGGAAAAGAAGGTGCCGCTTACCATAGCGGAAACACCCGAGGCTAGCATATTTGAACTTCACATCCGAGCGGTACTCAATGAGGAAACGAGGCGCCAAATCTCGATCAATACGCGCAATGCGTTAATGGCCGCCAAAGCACGTGGGGTGCGCCTAGGCGCGCCAAAAGAGATGATGAAAATCATATCTGTCAAAGGCGGTCAGGCACAAGCCAAAGTTAAAATAGCCTACGCACTCAAAATCAAACCTATGTTTGACTTAGCCATAGAGAATTGTGGCAAACCTTCTTGTCGGAATATCGCAAAGAAGCTCAATGAACTAGGCGTTAAAACATACTCAGGTAGTACGTGGACAGCGCCAAATGTATCTTATTATTTACACCACATCAAAGACAAGGAGAACATAAGATGGTAGGAAAAGTCACGCCCGATGACATGATGTCATGCTCAAGACTTCCAGCATTGTTAGGGTTCAGCAAGTTTCGAACGCCTAATGATGAATTGAAGTATTCAATTAATGCACTTAACGGGGAAGCTAATGAGTTTACAGAGCAAGAGCCTATGTTATGGGGCAATCTTACAGAGAAGTTAATATTATCCGAGAGTTGTAAAAGGCTTGGCGTTGATATTGATGATCTAGCCCATGATAAACCTTACTTTCATCCTGACATACCATTGGCTACAAGCCTTGATGGTACAGCGTCTGGCAATGGCACAACAATATACACTGACATTGACAAAGGTATTTATGTCATGGGGCATGATTCAATCAAGCTCGATGGCTATGGTATCTTAGAAGCTAAACTCACAGCTCAGGAAGTCGAGAATGAGCCAGCGCCTTATCGTGGTGTCATACAGTTACAAGGTCAAATGGATATTATGAAAGCATCATGGGGCGCTCTTTGTGTGTTATACAAAGGCACAACATTACGCATATTTTTATATCCTATTAATGAAGATCACATCAACATGATTCACAATGCTGTCGAGGATTTTCAAGAGCGTTTGAATAAGTACAAAACCAATCAAGAGATTGAGTGGTATGACTTACAAAACTCTTTTGAAGCCAGTCGTGTGTTTGATCGTGCTGAAAAGAGTACGATTGAGTTACCCGAAGTTGAGATCCAAGCTGAGAAGATCATTACAATTCGTGAGCAAATCGCGGAGTTAGAAGCACAGATTGATCGTTTGCAAATCAATATCATGGAGCATATGAGAGATCACGAAGTATGTAATGCGGGTCGTTACAAAATCTCATGGCCTATGCGTTCTTACAAAGCACAGCCAGCAAAAACTGTGCCAGCTAAGGAAGCGTACGTCATTCGTCAATCTAAATTATCAATAAAGGATCGTATATGATAGATAGTGAAAAAGAAAATTATTTGCATTTTTTTCAAAGTAAAGATGGTAAGTTAAGTATGAGCAGAAGATTATCAATTCATGTTTTTCAAGAAAGATACCTTGGAAGCATTAAATTGGAGGTAGTAGATGAAGACATTAACGCACTTTCGTATACGCAAAAAATGGAGAATTAAATTACACGCCAAACGCTGTGAAGATAAAGATCAATCAGGTACTAGGTATAGCCGCGATGCGGCCTTACTTAACCGAGCCATGGACATGTACAAGATTGATGGTAGGAGAGCAGCATGGTAGATAATGACCAAGATCGTTTTGAAGCAGAAGTTATGAATGAATTACAACAACAGGAGAAAAGTATGAAAACTATCGCAACAGCCTTTGTTAAGGCACAGAAAGAGTTTGCACCAGCACTCAAGACATCAACGAATCCACACTTTAGATCTAAGTATGTGTCTTTAGATGGATGTATCGAAGCTGTATTGGATGCACTCAACAACAATGGCATAGCATTAATCCAACAGACGCATGATTGTGAGAGTGGCGTTAAGATTGAAACAATACTGGTACACGAATCAGGTGAGATTTTATCTGGTGGTATCTTGCATGTACCCGCAGCTAAACAAGACCCTCAAGGATATGGTAGTGCATTGACTTATGCTCGTAGATATAGCCTTATGGCTACTTGTGGCATAGCCCCAGAGGATGATGATGGTAATCTAGCTACAGAAAGAGCTGGCAGTGTTGTAAAAAAGCCACAAACTAAGGAATATACCTTCTATATTCCTAATAAAGACCCAATAGAGGTATCGGATGTATTGACATGGCAAGCAAAATTCGATCAAATGTCTGAACAGCTAGTTAATTCTAGCTTAAACCCAGAGGATAAGATATCGAAACTTAAAGCATTAGTAGACGCTAATCAGCCAACACTAAATCGCTTACCCATAACAGTTAAGATGCAATACATAGGCAAACAAGCCACACGCATCAACACAGTGAAAGGACAATCAAATGAAACCAGTTAAGACAGACTTCAATGCTTTTGAATGGCGTTACCCACGATCATTTAAAGAGCTTAATGGCTATGAATACGAGGTGACAATGGAGTCACCCAAAGAGAAAAGGCAACGCATATGGAGAGCAACAAAGATCTCCGTAGGCATTGCCTTATCATTGTATGCTTGGCTTATTTATTCATTACGTACATTGTAACTTCGAAGCCAAAGCGCATTTCAGTAGCTGCTGGAGTTGTCCACATGGTGTTAGTCCTTATCTATGACAAGCAAGATTACTTGTTACGCAAATTATGCACTTTTTGCAAGACAAACTAATCAGTAAAACCATGAAAGCTACCTAATGAAGGAGACTTTATGTTAGATATTGCAGCAGTCATGTGTATGAGTTTAACCATGTTCCATGAAGCCAGAGGTGAACCTATCTCTGGCCAAGTGGCAGTGGGGTATGTGCTTTATCGGAGAGCTGACTTTGACCAAAAGAATATATGCTCGGAGACTTTCAAACCACACCAGTTTGAATGGACTAAAAAAACAAAGCATGTCCCGCCTTACAAAACACTCAAACCATTCATAGAATTATCCCAAAAAATTATCCAACAACAAATCAAAGACAGTAGCAAGGGAGCTAGTTACTTTCATAATGTTAAGATGGATAATCAATGGGGTATGAAGCCAAGAACTATTATTAACAATCATATATTTTATTAGGAGGATATTATGGATGACGAGTTAGAACCTAAGAAAGTTAAGAAACCACTCAAAGGATTGCAAAAGTTATACGAAGATCCAACTGAGGATGATAATGACATCAAAGATTTTAAGTTTGACCATGGCATACAGGATCATTATGACGAATAAAGAAATATGGCTAACGCTAATGTGTATAGTGTGTATATTTATAATGCTATTTGTTAGCGTTGAGGTAAACATTAATCAGATCAAGCCAAGAAGTTTTGCAGACAAAGATCTAAAGTGTATTGATGGCAAACTATTTGAGGAAGTAAAGAAGAATATGTTTGTGACTAACCACCTTGAATGCTTTGAGCAAAGAAAGTTCTAGCTAAGTGATTGATTGCTATACAGAACCCACACAATCGCTCTATAACGCACGATCGTAAGCAAGGTGATACCTTAGGCTACCTAGTTTTAGTGTAAAGCTTGAGGCTTAGGGGAAATGTACAGCATTTGCATGTATTCAGCATTGATCTCTATGTAATCATCCTCGTTTTCATTGAAAAAAATTCTAATGATTGCGAGAGGTTCTTCTTCAATGATCTCAATATCCCAAATCTTACGACCAATAAGTTTGTCTAGGATATCTAGTTGTTCTGATGTAGGGTTTTCCACTAAACAATTTTACCATTCCATTTACCATTTGTGTTAAGAACCATTGGCATTAGTTTAGGTTGCCCATTCAGTATCATTCCACATCCAACAATGAATCTAGTCTTGAAGTTCTTAGCATAGTTAAATGCCATAGACTTCTGATTGATAAGTGATCCCACTTGCATACCCCAAACTAAAGCATCGGGATTGCTATAGTAACCGATACTAAACTTGGTATGGTAATGGCCTTGCACTGTATTCATTCCGTATTGCATAGCTACCTTGAGTACGTCAGCAGATAATCCATGGGTAAAGAAGCAGCGTGATCCATCTGATAAGTTAATGGTAATATCTTCTTCCCATTCCCAGCCTTTACCAACGCCTAAGAAATCATTGTAATGTTTAAGATAACCCTTAGGTACTCCATGCTTTAATGCACGTCTGTATAACATGGATGAGTGATTGCTATGCACAATCTTCATCTTAGGGAATATCTTTTCTAGCGTTTGAATGTATGCAATAGACGCTGCCAACTCATGGCCAGCAGAGAATAGATCTGGATCACTATCATGCATAGACATCGCATGCATATCAAGCTCGTCACCAATATTAATAACGAGATCGGGTTTGTATTTTGTCTTGAGCGCTTTAAGAAAATTGAATGCATCTGGGTGGTGGTATGGTATATGAAGATCGCTGATTACTAATACGGACTTGTATGCTTGTGCCATTACAGCTCCTATAAATTAGGTATCTGAAAGATAGCACAGTTAGTTTGTTAAATCAATAGCCTGACTCAAACATCTTTCGTTCGTCTTTTCTTCTGTTAAGTAAACCTTTAAGTACCTTGCCACCAGCTCTGCAATACTTCATTAGCGATTCCATAGCCGCTTCTTTATCGCCACGAAGCAACGCTTGACGGATGGTTGATCGCTGAAATGTACCCAAGCCAAGATTGAAGGCAAAAGAAACCAAGCAATCGAATTCACATTGTCTAAGGCGCACGTTAGGTAACATCTTAGATACTCCCAACTCGAAACGATTGAGGTCGCGTTTAAGAATTCCATCTATTTCTTCCTGTGTAAAAGTCTTATTCCAAGATTCAGGCAATGACTTACCATCACCAATAAGATGACCGACACCCACAGTCCATAGACCAGCGGGGCAACGATAAGGCTTGCTCCTAACGCCCTCATGGTGTTTGAGCATCTGTATTAATTTGTTTGATACTTTCATTCACTGCTCTTTTTCTTTTCCCAAGTACGAGATCCGAAATAGAAGCCAATGATTGAAGCTACAATACTCATCTCATCACTAGAGAATATAGCATCCATAGATTCTGGTGTGAATCCACCAGTAGATTTAACAGCCCATATGAATCCAGCTACATCAACAAATACAAGTAAGCCTACAAAAGTAAATGCAACGAATGGTCTGACACAAGCATTAAGAGTCTTGACCCACTGTGATGCACCTTCTACAAGCTTAGTGTCATGTGCATATAATGCTTCACGTTCTTGAGCGTACGTTTCTGCGTACGTTCCTTCTAATTCAATAGCAGCAATCTTCTCTTGAGATACAAAACCTTTCTCTGCCATGCGCATAGCTTGTTCGTTCTGTAACTTAGCCATCTCACGTTCGTGTGCTTGATCACCTTTCTGCTGAAAAAATCCTAATAAACTCGGGAGTCCACTAGTGGCAAACCCTAAAATTCCGCTGATGATGCTAAACATTCCTAAAATTCCTCTCTATTAAATTTGTATAAATCACAGATGATATTAACATATTTGTTAAACTTCTTTTCATGTGCATCGAAGTCATTGTGTCCATGATACCAAAGCATACAATGGATCATCTCATGCATAAGTGTTTCAGATATCTTTAAGTATGTATCATTAGAGATATCTATTTGTATTCTAGTAGGCTCTGTAAGAAAGTATCCAAGCACCTCACCTTTAGTATTGATGATACTAAAATTAACCTTGTGCGGTGCTGGCATTTTGTAGCCATTGAACGGAGGTAGCCCAACAAAACAAGCATACATCTTACGCAAGTTTTGTTTGGTAAGTAGCTTCATTACTTGGCCAATGGATTGATCGTTGATTTGCGTAATGCTTTCATCTCCTCACGCACTGCGCTAAGAGATACATCAATCTCTCTTTGTGATCCTTTAATGATGGCTGCTGTTTCTTTAGATGTAGCAAAAGCTTCTGATGCTTTCTCGTACGCTCTGTTGTTAGACATAGCTAATTCAATCATACGATTGTCAGCAGCTTTAACTCTATCTTCTACTAATGTAATGCGCGTTTCAACATTACTCATCTTCTTTACTTCTTCAATTGTCGAAGTCAAATCGTTGAATAGGGTTATCCCGTAGTAGACTGCTCCACTGGTAGGAACTAGCACTGATAAGATTATCCCCAAGATCATCTGCGAGGATAAGTTTAAGGTATACTTCTTGTTCTCTTGCGTAGTCATTCTCTTGCTCCATGTTGATTGCTTCTATGATCTGTTGATTCTGTATCGTGTATGCTTGTGTTAGTAACTGCATACTCATAACAATCCCAAACCCAGGCACGAGTTCCTTTGATTTCGGAAGCTCTTGTTTTTGGTCTGGCTTCGCTTCTGTACTTGCGGTTGTTCTCGATGCGGGCTGTGATTCTTGTCTGCTTTCTGTCTTGACTTCCGTCTTGGTTTCTTGACGCACCGAAGTAGTCACCTCTGGCATCTGAGTCTGCGCAAAATCCATTGGCACAATTACAGGTTCTATTGGTATGACTGGTGCATTGATGGGATTCAATGGACTTGTCACACTGAGTGGACTTGTCGGACTGATTGGATTTGTTGGATTGTCCATCGACTTGACACAACTGTTGGTAACTTGAATCCAAGAACCAAACGCTGGAGTCGAGTATGGATCTGAGCATGTCGAAGTTCTTTGCTCTAGTATTGATCCAGTGTATCCAGCTTCGCATGCTAGTGTCCTTTGTTCTGTAGCTTCGAAACAAGTTGGCGGATCTTGTGTGCAATTATCTGACGTAGTTGTCCAAGAAGTCCAAGTGCTTGAGCTACAAGCATAGGAACGACTCTGATTAACCACGCCACTATAGTGCGGTAGAGGGCAACTAAGCGATTGATACTCCACTGTATCGGTGCAGACTGGCTGAATGTATGGAGCGCAGATAGGATCATCTGGCCTATACGGACACCATGCTGTAGCAAGCGCTGTAGCATCGTCAATGCCATGGCACTGTAAGTTACTAACCCAGCCTTGAGTTGTTGGAACATATGTGCAATACCATGCATAGATTGGGTTACTCCACAGGAGTATTAGGAATAAGAGGGAGCGTATAGGTAGAACCATATAGTTTCTCAAATCGTTTTGGATCTCTCTCATGCCATGCACGTTTAGCTGTGTAACCTAGTGAGCCACCAATAGGGCAAGGAGAGCCAGACATTTCCATAGCTTCCCAAACACGATTGTCTTGACACAATACTGATACTGCTGCTACCTTTAAGCCTAGGTCGTTAAGTGTCTTAGCTAGTTTAATACGCTCACAGTTTTCATCTGTGATAGTAGCGCCACCACTGATAGAGAACATGCCTGTGTTAGCACCACCAGATACACCAGACTTACACATGTCATTAGAGAAGCCAGACATGGATGGGGCCATGGCACTAGGCACTGGCATCCCTTTGTTATTGATCGTTGTTGTATCAGCATGAGCATCCATAGATAATGCGAGTAACATACCGACAGACATGCCAAAAATTAATGCTATAAGGTTTCTTAATGTTTGCATCATTTCATTCCATTAGTAAGTAGATAAACAATGATGAAGCCAGCAGTGCCAATGAGGATCTGCTCTAAGCGTTTAAGCCTAGCATTGATTTGCTCATAACGAATGGCACATACTTCCTCGTGTGTGCTTAGTCTTGATTCTACGTCAGGCTTAACCATTGCTTTTCTTTCTTATTTTTCTTCAGAAGTTTCAGTAGGTTTTTCTACTTGTTGGTCTGCTTGTTGTTTGATTTTGACCACTAAATTCCATGCACCAGTTTTAGTAGGAAGCTCACCTAATACACCTAGTAATCCGTTTACTTCTTCTACTGTTAAAACTAAATTGATTTCTTGCATAACTACTCCTAATTAAAATGGTAATGGTGGATTAACTACAGTTGGGTTTTTCTTTTCATCTATCTGTGCTTGTACACTAGCTTCTGTTTCATCTTTGTCTACAGACGCCCATACCCAGTCTAATACTTGGTCTTTAGTTAAGTCTGCATAAGCTGTGTAAGGTGCGTCAGGCTCTAGTGTAACACCTGCTGAACCGTAAGATGAACCTGTAGCTTCACCGTCTACACCTTCTAGTGTCCAATGAACTGTAAATACTACGTCTTGTTTGCCATCTTTTTCAGGATAAGCGTTGAGTTGATTGATGTTCCAGTTAAATGTTGTTGCCATTTTATTTTCCTTATTTAAATTAACAAGCCATTAGTACACAAGGCACACAGTAAGAATTATCTGCATATGTGCAAGTTACATGATTTGAAGTTACTTTAGCGATTGTCTTAGAACGAACAATATCATCGCCTTGTGGTTTAGCGGTGCCGTCACCAGCCGACATTAAGAAATCACCTTTTTGAACTGCAACACCTTCTGCAATGCGGATAATCATATCGCCTGTCATAGCCACATTCATATCATCAGATTGGCATTGTTCGTCAAAAGTCCAATTTACAAACACACCAGCCACATTAGTATCGCCTTCAACATTGGATACTTTCATTTTGTTTAGTTGTTCATTTGGTAGTGTTTCACCATCTTTGACCCAAACGCACATATCATCAAGGTTAGTAAGAACTGTGCCTTTTAGAATGGTGTCATCTTTAGAGTTGTCAAGTAATTGCGACCAACGGGCTAAGTGACCGCCATTGTAGGAAACAGTAGTTCCTGATACAGAAATAGAGCCTTCTTCTGTGGTTGCTTGTTGTAAAGAAACAAGAGTTCCATCGTTTGTCAGTCTATTAACAATAAGAGGAACATCTGCATTTCTTGTATGATAAGCAAGACCATCTGCTCCAAGACCTGTTCCTTTTACGCTTGTAGAATAGCTTGTAGTCCCTACCAACAAATTACCACTAGAGTCTATACGCATACGTTCTGATGCTGTTCCATTTCCACCTGTTTGAAATGCTAGACCATTAGACTGTTGTTGAATGCGACAATCATAATCTTCTGCTGTAGATGATTTAAAATCAATAAAAGGTGCAGCATCAGTTCTTGCTATTTCAATATTACCATCAGTATTTAATCTAACTTCTTGAGTACCACCATCATAAGCAGCAATTGCTCCACGAACATCTAGTTTTGTTGAAGCTAAAACACTACTCGTACCAATCCCTACATTACCACTAGAGTCTATACGCATACGTTCTGTGCCAGCCTCTCCTGTTCCAGAGGTTAAAGCTCCAGCAGTTCCAGAAGGCGTGGTGTAAAAAGCTAACCCAGTAGGAGCTGAGGTATTTGAGTAAGTTCCCTCTGTAACACCAGCTATCTGTGAACCATAAACAATGTTTGCATCCGTACCATCATAACTGCCACCAAACGCAACCCTACCCACCGCCATTCCATTGGTAAGAGCGGCGGGGGCGGTGTTTACTCTAGCTATCAAAACACCTCCACCAAACGAGGAAGAGATATTTGCATCATAGCGTCTACCAACAGCTTCGTAGTTAGCTTGGTTGGAATTAACTGTACCCGCTAATAGTCTTATGCCGCCATAAGCATTTGTACCAGCTGTTGATTGAATAGTTAATTTTGGAGTGATTGCAGGACTACTTGTACCAATCCCTACATTACCACTAGAGTCGATACGCATACGTTCTGTATCAAATGTACGCAATGCTAGTGGATGATTAGTACGAGTTCCTACATAACCAATATTGCCAGCACCCATAATTTCTACTGTTGTTGATGTGAATGCAGAAGACGCCTGTATAAAACCAATGTCTGAACCTTTAACTTCTAATCCACGATAGGTAGAGCCAAAATTACTTACAGAAGTAGTACCAATCCCTACATTACCAGATGTATCTATTCTCATGCGTTCAGAACCGTTAGTATAGAATGTCATTGGTAGGTATGTGCCTGTGCCATTTATAGCATTTCTAAATGAAGACTCTGTGGATAATGCTAATACTTGAGTTGCACTAGTATTTGCAGGGTCATTCGTATTAAATGCTTGGAATGATGATGTTGTAGATGTTCCGTTAGGTATAGCATTTATAGCAGTATTACCGTTAGTTGTACTAGTCTGAAACGCAACACGATTAGCTACAGTAGCATTACTAAAGTCACCAGTAATACGTCTATCTGAACCAGTAATAGCTAAGTTTCCATTAACATCAAGAGACTGCGTTGGCGTAGCTGTACCAATACCTAACCTATTATTAGTATCATCCCAAAAGAAGTTAGCATTGTCTTGTGAGTAAACACCAGATGCACCTGAGAATAGGACTGAACCAGCAGTAAACGCTGTAGATGTTCCTGTACCACCATTACCTACAGCTAATGTGCCACCTAAAGTGACAGCGCCAGTTGTTGCGGTATTTGGAGTAAAGCCTGTGCTTCCAGCACTAAAGCTAGTAACTGATCCAGAGATACTAAATGCAGCAGCATCCCATGCAGATCCATTCCATACATATAATTGACTTGCCGTAGTGTTGTAATATAAAGCACCAGTTAATAAAGCATTACCATCATTGTCTACGCTAGGAGCAGATGATTTAGATCCAAGGTATCTATCATCAAAAGCATCATAACTAGCAGCTGCATTAGTAGCACTTGTTGCTGCATTAGTAGCACTTGTTGCTGCATTAGTTGCTGATGTAGAAGCATTGCTTGCAGATGTCGCTGCATTGCCAGCCTGTGTGCTTGCAGATGTCGCAAAGCCAGATGCACTTGTTGCACTTGTAGATGCGTTACTAGCAGAAGTAGCTGCATTAGAAGCTTGTGTTGTAGCAGTAGTTGCACTATTGGCTGCATTGGTAGCTGATGTTGAAGCTGATGATGCTGAGCTTGCAGCATTCGTAGCAGATGTGCTTGCGTTACTTGCTTGTGTTGAAGCTGTTGTTGCTGATCCACTTGCAGCAGATGCACTTGATGCAGCATTGCTTGCACTTGTTGAAGCATTTGATGCTTGAGTAGATGCAGTCGATGCGCTAGTAGAAGCATTGCTTGCTTGGGTAGTTGCAGTAGAAGCAGAAGCGGCAGCGTTAGTAGCGCTTGTTGAAGCAGCACTAGCACTAGCAGCAGCATTTGTAGCTGATGTTCCAGCAGCCGCAGCGTCTACAACTAAAGACCATTTAGCTACGTCAGCATTACTTGATATAGGTTGTGATCCTGTAGATGTATGTGCAGAAATACAAATATAGATATTGCTATTAGATGTATCTTTAACAATATCTTGTAATACATAAGCTACGCTTGCAGACCAATTACCTTTGTATGCGCCTAATGAGTCTACAGCTTGTGGGTTACCAGTAGAATTAAATGATAGAAATTTATTAGCACGCGTTGTATTGGCTGGCAACGTCATGTCAATAGATGTAGGATCTGTTACAGGCGCTTTAATAGAACGCTCTGCTGTTTCAGCAATTTGCTGAATAAAGATTGTTTCTGAATCTAGTTCTGTATTAAGTGTGTTAGCAAAGAAGTCGCCACCAGTTACAAAGTCTGTTGAACGCTGAATAGCTCTAGCACCTACAATAGTAATACGATCAGCGCCTGTAGCAGCTACCACTAATGTGACTGATCCTTGACCAGTAGTTCCGCTAATGGTTACAGTGTAGTCTGTGGTTAATGTAAGAAGTGTAGTATTCTTGTATACTGCGATATCTGTATTTACTAATATGGGGAATGAAAAGGCATAAGGCCCCACACCCGCAGATCCAGTGTATACGATTCGTCTTGCTACGTTTGTTATTGCATAATCAGCCATCTTTAATCCCCTATGTACCTCATTACTTCTGTTTCAGAATTGAATCTACCTTCTTTAATTTTCTTTGTGTTCTCTATTTTCTTACGCAACTCAGGATCATTCATCATTAATTCCTGTTCAGCAGCACTGTAAAACTGACTAATAACATGATTAATTGCATCAGCCTTCTCTTTGCGAGTCAAAGAGCTATTTTTGGTTAATATGTTTTCAGACAATTCTAACACTTGCTTCTCTAATCTACCACCCTTTGTAGCAAAATTTATCAAATTATTTTGTTGGGTAGCAGTTAATCTAACACCTTGAATTGTTTGTGGTACTTTAGGTGGCTGTACACCATGCTCAGCCAATACAATATATCCATTAGGTATCTTGCCCTCAGAGGTTTTAAATGGTCCCCATATGTCATATAGGTTACCCTTACCATTCTTCATGGTTTCTCCAGTCAATGGATCACGTGCATAAGGCAATGATTCACTGCAACTTGGATTAGCAGCACATACTGTACGTATAGCTTTAGACCAACCATCTACAGCAGATTGAAGCCCTGGATCTAACTTAGATTCCATTCTTTCTGGAGCTATGTTGCTTCTTTGTGGATGCACCATATTTTCAAGGTTACGCTTAAACCCACTCCATGCCCCACCTACCATTCTTCTTTCGCCATCTATAGTCGCTGGTACACCAGTAGGAATACCTTGAGCTATATATTGTCCATATTCATTAGATGCATTTTTCATAATGTCATATAATAGATCTGCACCATCATCAGCGCGAGATGTAAATATCTTAGTAAACTTAGCCATACCTTGTAGCAATGGATGCTCAGATACATAGTCATGTCCAGCCATAGCAACACCCATAGCTAATCCATCCATTTCACCATCTTTAGGATTAAGGTATGCGTATTCTGCTGTTGTAGCAGACATAGCTACTAAAATAGATATTGGCTCAATGCCTTCATAAGAGATATATATCTTGTCCTTAGTAACGCTAACATTAGTAATCTTCTTAAACATCTCAATCTTTTCTTTGCTTAACTCTCCAGCATTAAAGACTGTAGCAAATGGAAGCCATCCAGTTCTTATCAAAGCTTGACGATCTTCCCATCTATATGGTCCAGCCCCAGTAAGTCTGCCATTCATGGTTTGTGTTCCCATGGCATACATAAAACCAGTACCAACAGCCACTTTAGATATGGCTAAATCTCTATGCTTACCACCCTTATTCCAATTCTTATAAAATCTTGGAGTTAAAAAGAATGTAAATGGGGTTCTCTCTGATGCTGCACCAATGACATTAGATGTGGTGCGCATAAATGGCATAAAGAGTTTCATTAATGGATTATTAGTAATGTTCTCAATAGTCTTTAAACTACCAGTTAATGGCTGTGTACTTGTAACATATCGACCAAAGTCCAATCCTTCTTGAATCATATCTTCAGTAGGATTCTGTAATAGTTCTTCTCTATGTTTTGCTGCTTGTTCAATAGCACTAGGTCTATCCATGCCATCTTCAATCAAAGACTTGAGCATCTTTTCTTCTTCACCAGCAGCTTGCATTTCAATAGAACGCCAATAATGCAATGTCTTAACAAAGTCATCTTCTGACTGTAAGATGCGTCCACTGATTGTTACTGCATTGCCCATGTATTGAATACCGTTAGATACATGTTTATAATCTGGTCCAAGGTCATAAGTAAATGCTTGTCTGCCAGGACGACTAATCTCAGCTTTAGTATACGGATCTATTGTTTTATTATGTCTAAATGAATCCCACATAGCAGAAAATGATTTAGTCCAATATGAGCTATTAAACTTAGCATTAACCATAGCTTCGCTAAGTAATATACGTTCTGTATCTTTTTGAGAATCCCATAATGTAGTTCTTAATTTGCCAACGCCTACACCAACAAAGCGTTCTGGAATATCAAATCCTGATAATGCAGCAGAACCAGTAATATTTCTAATATGAGTCTTAACGCCAGATACTAAGCCTGTAACATATGTTGTAGGTATAATTTCTATCAAGCGCCTACCTACTGATGTTTCTATAGCAGAAGCCATCTCAGTACGTTTTGCTCTATCTGATGTAGCAACATACTTTTCTGCAAATTCTAGTATTTTGTTAGTACCACCATTTTCTTCAATAGCCATTTCAATAAGCTCAGCCTGAGCCTTACTTGGTTTCCTAGCTTGACTTAATACACCTAGTGTTCTAGCTACATCTACTTGTTGCTTCTTTATTTGTCTAGCTAACATACCCTCTAAAGCCACTGCTTGTCTAAACTGAATAAGCAAGTTCTTGTTATAAGAATTGGTACGTTTTAGATTAACAATTTGTTGTCCTAAATCATAAGCACGTTTGCTTACTGTAGTCATAAAATGGAATTGCTTATAGAACTCATATGGGTCAGCAATTGTTTTAGTGTTAGGATCAATGTTGTATTTAGGGTCAGTCATCTTCTCAATAAACTCTTGAGAGTAAACTGGTTGTTCTCTTAATGTATACTCAGGTACTTTTGTACCGTTCTTTTGAGCAGTCTTAGCTTCGCCAGAGATCCATTTCTCTGCCTCAACTTTGTCCCCAAATATTCTAATAGCATTATCACCTGACAATACTGCATATTCAGGCTTGTTAAATTCATCAGCAATTTGTTTGTATGAAATCTTTTTGTATTTATTAAGTCCATCTATTTGTGCTAATGTTTCTATTTGCTGTTTAATGCCATCTTCACTATCAATCATATCAAGATTGAATGTCATTTTAGGAGGCTTACCAGCCATTGGAGCTTTAGGAATTGTATCGAGTATGTCTTGTTCTACAGCAGTGAGCTTAGTTTTCTTAAATACATTCTTCCAATTTAAAGCAGCAACATCAACTTTCTCAGTTTTAAATGCTGGATCTTCTGAGGACGTCATAATCGTAGAAGATTCTGAGTATGGTTTAGTTGTTTGTTTCTCAGTAGGAGGCAATAGATCATCTAACACATTGCCATACTTAAATTCAAACTCAGTAGGATCAGGTATTTTAGTTCCGTCTGGACGAACAACAATCTCAGGTAAATCCGTAAGTTGATCTATACGTTTATCTAATGATTCATTAGCCATCTTATTTTGCTACGCCTTTCACTAATTTTGACCCACCTTTAATAGCAGCTCCAGTTACCGCAAACTCAGGAGTTAAGCTTGTAACTAAACCCATTTCTTCAAATGGTTGTTGAATATTTGGCATGACACCTTGTAGCTCTTTAGCCACTGGTTGTTTAGACATAGGAGGTGTTTCGCCTATTAATTCTTTACGCATAGATTGCGTTTCTTCAATGGTTGGTAAATTTTCCAATGGAGCAAAAACAGAATCTTTAGGAATAGGTGTATTCATTCCCTCTACAAATTTCTGCATAACTCCCTTACCTTGCTCATTATTAAACATATTGACTACACCCTTAATTAAATTAATAGTTTCTTTGGGCGATGCAATAGTTCCCTCAATAAATCCTACAGGAAGATTAATACCTAAGCTTTTAGCAGATTCCCAAATAGCTTTAAGGTTTGCGTCTGCTGGTGCTTCAAACTTAGAAATAGCTTGAGCCTTTTCTAAAGCAACTTTTTTATTGGTAGCAAGTAATGGAGCATCTTTAATCTCTACCATTGCTATTTCTTCTGGAGCTGGCAACAATCCATTGGTATAATAATCCATATACCTTTGATCTAAATCTACCTTCATTGAGGTGTCCCTTCTCTTAAAATACGGTCAAGCGCATTACGTTCTCTAGTAATAGCATCACGTTGATCTCTATTAAGTTTAAGGTCTTTAAGTTTTTCATCGGTAAATAAGTAATAATTTTCTTTAGTAATAACGGTAGCTTTACCATCTTTGTCTTTAGGCAAGTTATCGCTTATTGTTTTTAATGCATTGTCTACATTAGTATTCACACTATCCACTTTATATTGCTTTATAATATCATTAGCAGCTTTAACTTGGTCAAATGGCTTGCCTTCTTTTCTAGCTTTTTCAGCGTCACGAGCTAATGTATCTACCTGTTTATTAACTTCACTCTTAGATAAATTAGGCAACATATAATAATCATTAATGTCTTTTATGCCCATACTAGTATGAATCACTTGCAATCCAGATTTTATTTGAGTTAATTGATTGCTATAGTAATCACCTAATTGGTCATATTGCGTACCAGATATTTGACCTTTTTTGTATAGCCCTTTAAGATCATTAAATCCTATTTCTCCAAATTCAATTTTACGCTTAATAGTTTGACCATATTCTAATTGATCTGCTGTAGGCTTTTGTGGTTGAAGCATAGCTGTAATATCATCACGCGTCATATGTTTTAACTTTTTCATTTCAGTTAATCCTTCCATGCCTGTCATATCGCCACGCGCTACTTTAATTTCAATGTTAGTAATAGCTTCTTCATTAGCCAAAGCTTTTTCATCCATTTGTAATTTCATTAATGAATTAGAATTAGAGACATCTTTAATCAGTTGTTCTTCAATATTTCTTTGAGTTTTCTTTGGCAAAGTAAAGTATAAGTCTGTTAATTTACCTACATTGCCTTTACGCATTTCTTTAAATACATTACTTCCTGGCGGAACAAACTCAGTAGAATTTTTTAAAGCATAATCAATAATACTATTAGAGTATGCAGTATCTTCCATTTCAACAAACTTAGATTTATACTCGTATTCTTTTCCTCCAGTCCTAGCAATTAATGCATCTATTCTATCCTTTTCAGGAGCTAACATAGCTTTAATTTCAATAGGATTACCATTGGTAGCATTAATAACATCTGGCAATACTTGCTCAAACAAACGCAATCCTGTATCAGCTTTGGCTTGATTGTCTGCTAATATATGTTTAGACTTTAAATCTAATGCTTTTTGATATACTGTATATCCTGATGTAGAAGCAGAAGCTCTATACTTCATTGTTTCTTCAGCATCAACAGTAGACAATACTTTAGAGAAGCCATTAACCATGGCATCCATTTCTGTTGTTACTTGATCTAAATCAAATGGAGCGCCTGAATCTAAAGCAGCGCTAATTTCTGCAAACTTTTGCCTTGTTTCCAATTCTAAATCTTGTCTTACGCTTTCAGCTTGAACTGCCTTGGCTGCTTGTCCAAAGATAGTCCAATCTTCTGAAAATAAATCGTTAGGATTCCTGCCTTTTTTTAATGCATCCCCTAATTGCTGCAATGATGGCCTATTAGTAACACCATAAAGCATGCCTTCTTTTTTAGCTTTTTCAGCAGCCCCTTTAAAAGCAAAGTCAGATATCTTATTTAAACTTTCAGATAAAGATCTTGATGCCTTAATGCTTTCTTGCATACTAGTAAATTGTATGGTTGGCATATCTGCATATAGTATGCCTGACTTCTGATAACGTGGATTATCTGCCATATTATCCTATCTCCAATTTCAGACCGCCAGAAGCTGGCGCTGTACCAAATAAACCACTACCACCAGATGAAGCAGTTTTCCAAAATCCTGTTTTAGCTACAGATGCACCAGCCATAGCAAGATCACCTAATGCACTCATTGTGCCACTACGTTTAACGATAGAAGCAGATTCACGCAATATATTGGCTTGAATATTACCAAAAGTAATAGAATCTCTAGCGTTATCTATATCACGCATAAACTCTACGCCACCGTCTCTTTCATTGACTTGACGAATTAATGCAGAAGATCCTTCAAGACCTTTAACGCCACCAGCATAATTACGTGCAACTACAGCAGAATTTGCAGCTCTTACTTTTTTTAATGTTTCATTAGCTCTTTGCGAGTATTGCAATGCTCTACGTTCGTATTCAGCCTGAGTTTGTAATGCTTGCAGTTTATACATCTGAGCTTGAGCAGATGCCTGCTGCATTGTATTAGCAGCGCTAAGAATTGATGATCCAGCAAATAATGCTACTTCCCATGACATAATTAAGTCCCCTGATGTACTGCTATTTTATATTCCATACCCAATAATGTTAGCTTTAATGGAGCGCTTTGAGTAATAGTTATTTTAGCTTCGTTGCTATATCCAAGTATACCATGTAATACTTTAGTTCCTGTAAAATCTGGCACATCTGAATCTAATGTTAAAGGTGTATCAAATGATCTAAATGGAACTTCAATGCCATTAATGACCATATTTTGAGTATCTAATACAAGAGCATTAACTTCAACAATACGTTTTTTAAAGCCTAATCTTGACCCTGTTTGAATCTTAATATCTACTGGCATAGTTGTTGCTTCTATTGCAATTGGCAATCCTATTTCATATGATGATGTAGATGATCGTGGAAATGTAATTGTGCCTCCACCTGGAACTGTTTGATTAGCCTGTACAATGCCATCTAAAATAATATTAACGCTTTGTCCTATTAAATGGGATACTGAAGCACTAGCTGCTGCCCCACCAGTAACAGCAGAATCTGTTAGCAATGAATGCTCTAATCTTTCTACATAATACTGATCCACACCACTAATCGTACGTTTTACGACTGTATAGATTGTAGTAATATCTACACCTACATCAAGAAATCTTCCGTTAGTAGTTACTAATTCAGACGGAGCAATGACGTTCTGTGATCTCATTAATGAAAATGCAGCTATTGATCCATCATCATTATTAGTCATAAGTAACAAGTCATTTTCATCAGTATCCACTGCACGTCTTAAAGCCATGCGCGTTGGCGTTTTAAGTAAATGACCAGCTAAAAGTGATATTTTAGAAGTAACATATGTAAGTTGTGTATCTGAATATGCAATCTCTGACAATGACTTTCCTTGTCTTTGAACAAATAATATGCCAGATTCTAATTGTTGAACTCTTACACCAGGTTTAGATCCATTACGACTTGTAGATCCTAAAAAGAATGATGTAGGCGTAATAGGCTCAAGGCCTTGTTGAGGCACATAAAACTCACCGCCAGTAGTAAATACAAGTAAATCTCTACCAGAGATCATATCTGTAATAGCGTTAAATGTATTAGTATCTAATGTTGCTTCTACTGCATCATCATCCAATCCCTCTGCTGCTTCAAACTCAAAGAATAATCCAGCTCGAGATCCCCAAATAGTAGATGGTCTTGATTTAGAACCGCCAAAATATAAGCGACCTTGATGAAATGTTACTGTTCTTGGATAGCCGCGAGTAGATGACCATACTGCTTCATATCCTGCTTCTAATTCCCATAAAGCATTTGCAACAGCAGTTGTATCAAAAAATGGAAATTCAGTTACAGCATTGACAGAAGTAGCACTATTATATTTAATAATCTTTGCTCTGCCTTGTGGAGATGCATTTATATATTGACCAACTGATAAAGTTGTAAATATTGAAAGTGAGTATGTTGATGTAGCATCTGGGGTAGTAGTCCATGCACTATTTACTGTAGCAACTTTTGTAGTACCATTATATGCGGTAATAATTTTAATTTGCCCGCTTCCTGTGCCTCCAGTTAATGTTACATACATTCCTGTGTATGCATTATCTGTAGCTGATGCAGCTGCTGCTAATTTAATAGTTGTTGAAGTAGATCCAGTTTGAGCAGTTCCTGTTACCGCTGCTTGAGATGCGCTTAAAGTAACTTTTCCAGTGACTGCTGATGGAGTTATTGTTCCTGGTGGAGAAACTGTAAGTATACTAAATGCATATTTTGGAGTGCTATCAAAACTTAATGCAGATGCAGTCCATGTAGCATCTGTAGCTCCACGAACAATTTTAACTGGATTAATATCTTCTTGAGTAACAATTAAAGTATCTGCTGATTGAGTCCAGCACATTTCATTTAATCTAGCTGCTGTTAAACTAACGCTAGATGTATCAAGATAAGAGTTGCCAGATCCATTAATGTTAGTAACTAAAGCACCATTTTTATACACAAACATACGATTGTGTGTAAAGCAAAGCATATAGCTATCTGATGTTGAAAACTCAAAGGCAACTAACCTAACGCCATTAGCAGCAGATTCTGCTCCTGAATTAGGTAAAGCATTAATATAACGTGTACCAGACCTACGTGTAATACCACCTTGTGGTTGGCACAATACATTTTTAGCAGTCTCTAAAGCATTCTCATATGCCTTGAGATCTACCCTAGCCCTCATTAAAGGGTCTAGTTCACCTGTAGTAAAGTTTGTTTGTAATGTAACAAAACGAGCCATTAATATCTCACATTAATTAATGAGAAATCATTAATAGCATTTATTGGCTGTCCTTGTCCGTCAATATTCATAGCTTGACGCATATAGCCACCACGACCATTTTCTGATGGAGAGCCTACTGCTACGCCTTGCCAATATTGAGCCTTTTCTGTTTGATCTGTAATAGGCACTGATAGATGCCAAGCCAATAAGTATTTAAGCAATTGTACAAAAAATACTGGCATAGATGATTCTGAAACAGAGTATTGATAATCTACCCATACTTCTTCGTAATTAGTTAAAACTTTATCGCCCATAATGCGATAGTCATTTCTAACAGGCGATCCTACTTCATTAGCATCATAGACTGCTCTTGGAGAGCCTAGTCTATCTGATGGTAATTGATATTCGTATTTGTATTCTGTAACTGGTATAGTGACCAGTCTAGCACATTGAACTTTTTTAAATGAAAAAGACCAAGGATACATCATTAATGCTTGATCTCTAATATCTGGATATAGTCTATCGCATATAGATGCTTCGTCTGTACCTTCGGTAAAAGACGCAATAGGTTTAGCACCTAACATTAATAGTGAATCAGAACATACTGATAATGCTGAATCTCCAGCTGCCATACTCTATCTCCAAATGTAAGAATAAGGCGAGTGCAAAACACCCGCCCTACCCAAGTTACTTACTACTATACAGTTTTTTAGTCTGTATCTGTTGCTGTTACTGTTAAACCATCAGATACGTCTACAACGCCAGATGCATTTGATAATACAAATACAATGCTCATTGTAGGAGTTGCTGAATCGTAAACAAAAATGATGTCGCCCACTTTTAAAAGTGAAGAAGCATCATTAAAGTAAGCAGCTGTGTTTACTGTAGCGATTGCATCAGCGCTAGTATATGTCCAAATTTGCGGAGCATTACCAGCCTTTGATTGACCGCCAGCAGAGTTTAAACCAGTTGATGAATAAGCCATGTTTTAATCTCCTTAAATTATGCTGATTCGCGGCATGTGAGTTGAACAATACCCTCAGCATCGATAGCAGTTGCAGTCGCAGAGAATACAGCATTCACAAGGAATGAAGTTTTTTCTGGAATGTAATTG